CTTGGTAATCATTGTACTTACTACAAAAATACTAATAAGATTAATTCTCCTGAGTTACTACTAGAGAATTATGAAAACATTTCTATCTATTCTTCACCAGAACATATAAGTGTTGGTGGTAAGAATTTTCTTATGATGCCTTGGATTAATTCTGGTAATAAGAAGGAAGCAGTAGAAATTATGAAGAGTAGTAATGCTGATATAATGTGTAGTCACATGGAAGTTGATGGTTTTGAAGTCACACCAGGAATGCATTTTGATGGTGGATTTTCTGTAAATGATTTTAAAAACTTTGATCGTGTATGGTCAGGACATTTTCATCACAGATCAAAACGTGGTAATGTTCAATACCTTGGTAATCCATATGAGATGTACTGGAATGATTACAAAGATAGTCGTGGATTTCATATCTATGATACTGAAACTGACAGACTTAAGTTTGTTAAAAACCCATATAGTATCTTTGAAAAGATATTTTATGACGATGCCACAAACGACTACAACAAATCAGATGTGTCTAGTTATAAAGAAAAGTTCATCAAAATTATCGTTGAAGAGAAACGAGACTACCAGATGTTTGAAACATTGGTTGATCGTCTTTACAACGTAGGTGCTCATGATGTTAAGATAGTGGAAACACTAGTTGACACAGATGACATTGATGATGTAGACTTAAAGACTAAGGATACAATGACATTACTCAACGAATACATTGACGAAGTAGAGATAGCTGTAGACAAATCTCATCTCAAGAACCTCATGCGATCCCTATATATTGAAAGTTGTAACGTTGGATAATGTACGTACTTACACTAGAAGATCATGCAGAGGGAGTTTATTCTGTCTATGATGAACAGAAGAATCGTGTCATACCAATATTTCAAATAGAAGATGACGCAGATAGATATCTGACAATGTTAGAAGATAGAGATTACCCTGCAATGACGGTTGTCGAAATGGAAGAACATGTTATAATAGGAGCATGTCAAGATCGTGGACAAAGGTTTTCCATAATTACACCCGACGATTTTTTAATACCACCTAATGATTTAGAATGATAATTTTTGAGAAAATCCGTTGGAAGAATTTTCTATCAACTGGAAATGTTTTTAGTGAGATTGATTTTACAGTAGGAAGAACTAATTTAATCGTTGGCAGCAACGGTGCGGGTAAGAGTACCATTCTGGATGCTCTTACTTTTTCTTTGTTTGCTAGACCTTTTCGTAAGATTAGTAAGAGTATGTTGATCAATAGTATCAATGAAAAGGATTGTATTGTAGAAATAGAATTTAGTATTGGTAAGAGTGAATATAAAATTGTTCGTGGTATGAAACCAAACAAGTTTGAGATCTATCACAATGGTGTGCTGTGGGATAAGGAGAGTTCTGTAAACGAACAACAAAAGAATTTTGAGAACAGTGTTCTTAAGATGAACTATAAATCATTCACACAGATTGTGGTGTTAGGATCATCTACGTTCGTACCATTTATGAAGTTATCTGTACCACAGAGACGAGAGATCATTGAAGATATACTAGACATACAGGTATTCTCTACTATGAATCTTCTATTAAAAGATAGAGTAAAGGAAAATAATATAGAAATTCAAGAAGTGAACTATCAATTAGATTTACTCAAGGACAAAATAATATTACAGAAACAACATATGCTCACCTTAGAGAGGAGAACTGAGGAAGATATAAAGAAAAAACAGAAACAGATAGATGAATATGTAACAACAGAGTCACAGGGATCAGAAGAAGTTTTGATTCTCACACAACAAATCGAAAGACTTAATAAAGAAATGAAGGAGTATTCTAAGTCCAGTGCAAATTTGAAAAAGTTGAACACGTTTTTAATTAAGTTGACACATAAGTTGAACACATGCGAAAAAGATCACAAGTTTTTCCAAGAGAATGATGTTTGTCCTACGTGTTCTCAAGAACTTGAAAAAGAATTTGTCGCAACAATGACAGGAGAGTTAGAAACTAAAATTAAAAATACTTCTAATGGCAAGCAGGAATTGATGGAAGCAATAGAAGGAGAGGAAGAAAGATTTAATAAATTTACTGAGTTGTCAACTGAAGTAAACAATATCAATACAGCTATCAGTCAGACTAATTATCAACTGATGACTATTAGGAAACAGATAACTACTATTGAAAATGAAATAAAAGAATTAGAGGGTAGCAATCCAGATAAGAAAGCAGAGTATACAAAACTGGAAACTTTTATTAAGAACAAGAAAGATTATACAAATCAATCTGCAGACTTGAAGAAAGATCGTGATGTCCTGACAACAGCATCACAGTTACTTAAGGATAATGGGATAAAGACTAGGATTATCAAGACTTATCTTCCCACAATGAATAAGTTAATTAACGAATTCTTACAAAGGATGGAGTTTTATGTCAATTTCACCCTTGATGAGAACTTTGAAGAAATAATTAAGAGTAGATACAGGGATATATTTTCATATGATTCGTTCTCAGAAGGAGAGAAAGCTCGCATTGATATTGCTCTTTTGCTCACTTGGCGTAGTATTGCTAAGCTTAAGAATAGCGTTGATACTAACTTACTTATACTAGACGAGATATTTGATGGATCTCTAGATCAACAAGGAGGTTCTGATCTAGGATGGATCTTGAGAAATTTTGATGAGCACACAAAAGTGTATGTTATAAGTCATAAAGAAAATTTAGATGACAAGTTTGATAGAACTATTACAGTAGAGAAGAGTAAGAACTATTCTACAATGAATGTGACAGTTAACGAAGTTACACACGCACTGGTTGGCTAGCAAAAATATCTGTTATCATGTGTATATACGAAACACAGACACATGTTCACTAAAGAGATCAAAGGTAATTTAGCAAGACTTCTCGCAACAGAGAATCTTATTGTAGAGCACAAGCAAACTCCTACAGCATACTTCAATGTTGATACTAGAGTTCTAGTTCTTCCAAAGTGGGATAAAGCATCCGACATTGTATATGATATGCTTGTAGGTCATGAGGTAGGTCATGCATTATTCACACCTAACGTAGACTTCAGAGAGCAAGTGTCTTGCCCACAAGATTATGTAAACGTCATTGAGGATGCTCGTATCGAGAAACTCATGAAGCGTAAGTATCCTGGTCTTAAGAAATCTTTTACTGGTGGATATAGTGAGTTAAATGATAAAGACTTCTTCCAGATTCTTGACACAGACCTTACAAAGTTATCTCTTATTGATCGCATCAACCTACACTTCAAACTAGGTGCATATGCTATGATTCCTCTTAGTGGTGCAGAGTTAGTATTTGCTGCTCGTGCTGACATGGCAGAAACATTTGACGAAGTATGTAAGATTGCAGAAGACGTATACAACTACAGTAAAGAACATGAAGATGATATGGAAGAAACAGAAGTTTCTATATCTCAACCTGAGTCTGCTACTGGTGGTGACATGGAAGATGATGGAGAAGGATTTGGCATGGTAGAAACCAAAGCACCTAAAACTGAAAATGCTCCTAGCACAGAAGGTAGTACAGGTGGCACATCAGGAGCAGAACTAGAAGATGTAAGGGATGATTGGTATGATGAAGATGGTAACCTAGATGATGGTGATGATGGTATTGAAGATGAAGGTGGTATAGAAGGTTCTCAAACACAGCAAGCATTTAGTGATGCTCAAGAAAAATTATCTTCTACAGATTATTCACGAGTTACTGAGTACATAGAGATACCTGAGAATGTTGATACTTCTAAGCACGTTGTAGATTGGAAAGTATTACATGATTGGATTGATAGTCAAAATGATGAAAGAAATGACTTCGCTGAAGTTGATGATATGTACAAAACATTTCGTAAGCAATCTCAGAAAGAAGTTAATTATCTTGTTAAAGAGTTTGAGTGTCGTAAATCTGCAGATGCATACGCACGTGCAGGAACAGCAAAGACAGGTGTTCTAAACACAGGTCTTCTCCACACATACAAGTACAATGAAGATCTTTTCAAAAGAGTAACTGTTGTTCCTGATGGTAAGAACCATGGCATGATATTCATTCTTGATTGGTCAGGTTCTATGTGTTATGAATTACTTGCTACTGTAAAGCAATTAATTAACTTAACTTCATTCTGTAAAAAAGTACAAATTCCTTTCGAGGTTTATGCTTTTACTAATGAGTGGAAAGCAGCACAAAATGCTATAGAGAATGGTATACCATCAGAGAATCTTTCATACCACCGTAGTTACTATGGCGACGAAGATTATGATAATATGGTAAAAGGTCAATTCAATCTTGATTCATTCTTCCACTTAATGAACTTTGTTTCATCACGTTCTAATGGTAAAGACTATGAGCGTATGGTAAAGAATCTTTTTCGTCAAGCAGCATACCATGGTAGATATGGTTCTTACACTCCAACAATAGGTCTTGGTTTATCTGGAACTCCTTTGAATGAATCAATCGTTATGCTTAACTACATGATTCCAGAATTCAAAAAGCAAAATGATCTTCAGAAAGTAAATGTATGCATCTTAACTGATGGCGAAGCATGTGGTAGTTCATATGGTTATGAGTATGATAGAGGTGAAGGTGAAATTGTAATCCGTGCACGTCGTATTGATGTTGGTGTAGCATTACGTGATCGTAAAACTGGTCACACATATACAGGTTTTGAATATGGTAGATGCACTAACATCTTTATCAGACAACTTCGTGATCGTAACCCAGATGTAAATGTTCTAGGTTTTCGTATCTTATCAGGTGGTCAACTAATGAACTTTGTTGATACATACGGTGCAGAAGATAGCAACTTCACTGAGATCAAAAAACAATGGAAGAAGGAGAAGTCTGCAATCATCAAAAATGGTAAAGCATACACTGCTCTATATGCTATCAATAACAAAGCACTTGATACTGACACAGAGTTTGTTGTAAAAGACAATGCTAAAAAAGGTGACATCACCAGAGCATTTAAAAAGATGCTTACAAACAAAGCAGTCAACAAAAAACTACTCAACTCATTTGTGAGTCATGTCAGTTGACAAACTGTCCACTAGGGGTGGCAACACCCCACACTATCCTTTATACTAAGTACATAACAAACAAACAAAAAAATGCCATTCGCTCCTATCCCTGTAACAACTGAAGACTTCGTTGCATACCTAACAGAACAGTTCGGTACCGAAGTTAATACTAAAGAATTATTTCAAGCGTCAGAGCATTTTAATTGTTCACTCGCTACTGTCAAGAAAAGACTTAAAAAATACAAACAAGGTATTGGTAAGTGGAATCTTACAATACAAGAAAAACTAGAGATAGTATATAACGCACCATCAGCATCTCCTGCTGTTGCAGAAAATCTAGTTCCTGATAAAGACCATAACTTTGTTCCTTTCGGTAACTTCCCTGATGTCAAGAAGATTATTCAATCAGGTATCTTTTATCCTACATTCATTACAGGTATGTCAGGTAATGGTAAGACTCTTGGTATAGAGCAAGCATGTGCATTACTCAAGAAAGAACTTATCAGAGTCAACATCACTATCGAGACAGATGAAGACGACCTTATCGGTGGATTCAGACTTGTCAATGGTGAAACTGTATGGCACAACGGTCCTGTAATCGAAGCATTGGAAAGAGGTGCTATACTTTTACTTGATGAGGTTGACCTAGCATCCAACAAGATACTTTGCTTACAATCTGTACTAGAAGGTAAAGGTTTATTCTTGAAGAAGACTGGTCGCTATGTAGAGCGTCGTCCTGGCTTCAACATATTTGCAACTGCAAATACAAAAGGTAAAGGTTCTGAGGATGGTAGATTCATCGGTACTAATGTCTTGAACGAAGCATTCCTTGAGAGATTCGCTTTGACATTTGAGCAAGACTATCCTACTCCTGCTACAGAAACTAAGATACTAGAGAAAGCAGCAGCATCACTAGGTGTTCTTGACAAAGAGTTCTGTGAGCATCTTGCTAACTGGGCAGACATCATCCGTAGAACATTCAATGATGGTGGTGTTGATGAAGTGATCTCTACACGTAGACTTGTACATATCATTCGTGCATTTGCTATCTGGCAGAACCGTATGAAAGCAATCAAAGTTTGCACCAATCGTTTTGATGACGAAACAAAGCAATCATTCTTAGAATTATATGATAAGATAGATGCAGATGTAGTTCCAAACGAGGTAGAAGATGAAGCAACCGTTTGATGGTTATCTAGGACACATCCTCCGTCTTAAAGACGGTAGGAGTGTTCGCATCATAGGAGATGATGGTTCTGAATGGTCATCAACACATAAAATAAATGTTGTTGACCTTGACGGAAATCAATTTCAATGCTATCATGGTGATATAGATCATGTTTGGAGTGAAAATTGAAGTATGATGAACAAGAGATTTTAAAAGAAATCTCAGACTACATCGCTAGTACCTACGGTGCACACTATAGTAAACATGGGATTCAAACATTGGATCTTATTGATTCTGTTGGTGATGCAGAGGCATTCTGTAGGTCTAACATTTTGAAATATGCCTCAAGGTATGATAGAAAGGGGACAGCACGTAAAGATCTTTTTAAGATTGTTCACTATGCTGTACTACTTCTACATTTTAGCGACAAGTCTGCTAGAGCAGCAGAACTAGATGCAAACACACCTACAACCTTTTCAGTTGATTATGACAAATGAGTAAAGTAACACTATCCAAAACAACACTAGACGTCCTTAAAAACTTTTCGACCATCAATTCTTCAATTGTATTTCGACAAGGTTCTACAGTTAGAACGATATCTAACGCAGAAAACATCCTAGCAAAATTTACAGGAGAAGAAATATTTCCTACTGACTTTGCAATCTATGATCTAAGTCAATTTCTAAGTGGCATTTCTTTGTTTGATAACCCTTCCTTAGAATTTACTTCTGGAGATTTTGTAAACATTCGTGGTGGTCGTCAGTCTGCTAAGTATTACTTCTCTGATCCTGAGATTACATTGAAGAGTGCACCAGAAAGGAATGTAAAATTTCCTGGTTCTGATATTCAATTCTCTCTAACTGGAGAGGATCTTATTAATATTCAGAAAGCATCTGCAGTTTATAGTCTTCCTGATCTAACTTTCTATTCAGAAGAAGGATCAGATACTATCAAATTAATTCTTAGAGATAAAGAAAATGATACCAGTAATACTTACGATATCTCTCTCAAGGGTACTGCTACTGGCACCTTTTCTCTTGACCTTAAGATTGAGAACATTCGTGTTCTACCGAGTGACTATGTTGTTAAAGTATCCCAACACTTAATCTCTGAGTGGACAAGTCAAGACGCAGACCTTAGGTATTACATTGCCCTTGAACCCAAGTGAAGCTACATAAAGTTTTTTATGTTCCTATATTTACTTTTAGATTTGATAAGCATGAAACATATGACTTCTCTGATCTAGGTAGAATAGATAGTCGTCCTAAAGGATGGACAGCATCTGTCAATTCTACCTATCCTTTTATTACTGACGATGATAGATTAGTATCTCCTGATGTCAGAAATAATTTGATAAAAGATTTGTCAGAACAAATTAAAAAACTTTTTATATCGAATGGTATACCAGATAAGTTTGTTGTTAATAATTTCTGGTATAATGTATATCATGAGTGTCAAGGGCAAGAACCACATACACACTTGACAGGTTGTATGGAACAAACACCGTACTGGTGTGGTATCTATTATAATAAAGGTGCTACACCCACAACGTTTTTCCGTCCAGATTCTAACAATAGAGTTCATCAGTTCCCATATCAAAGTGAGGACTTTAGAGAATACTTTGCTGATAGTTTACAACCAAATTTACATGATGGGGATGTAATCTTATTCCCACCATATTTGAAGCATTGCGTTGACTTGACAACCAGTGCTAATATGAGATTAACATTTTCTTTTAACTTACAATTATATAATGAGCAAAGAGTTCCTTTGGGTTGAAAAATATAGACCGAGTGCTGTGAAGGATTGTATCCTTCCAGATACAACACGTAAAGTCTTTCAAGGTTTTGTCGAACAAGGAGAACTACCTAATTTGCTATTGAGTGGCACAGCAGGAGTAGGTAAAACTACAATTGCTAAAGCAATGTGTGATGAAATAGGAGCATCATATATTATTATCAATGGATCTGATGAAGGTCGTTTTCTGGATACAGTTAGAAATCGTGTAAGACAATTTGCTACAACTGTCTCTCTAACGTCTGGTGCGTCTCACAAGGTCGTTATTATAGATGAGGCAGACAACACTACCAATGACGTACAGTTGTCCTTGAGGACTGCTGTAGAGGAGTTTCATAGCAACTGTCGTTTTATCTTTACTTGCAACTTCATTAATAAAATTATTGAACCATTGCATTCTAGATGTACAGTAGTTGATTTTAGAATCAAACCTGAGCAAGCAACTCAACTACAAGGTGAGTTCTTTAAGAGACTAAGAAGTATTCTTACTAGCGAGAAAGTTGAGTATGATGATAGAGTCTTAGCAAAACTCATAAAGAGATATTATCCAGACTGGCGAAGACTTATTAATGAGTGTCAACGTTATGCTGCTACAGGTTCTATTACATCTGCCATCCTTGTTGATGTTGCTGATGTTAATCTTGATGCATTACTATCTTCACTCAAGAAGAAAGAATTTACTACAGTAAAGAGTTGGGTTGTACAACATATGGACAATGATCCTACCATGGTTATGCGTAAGATCTATGATAGTCTTTATGGTGTATTGAAACCATCTTCTATACCAGAAGCTGTTTTAATTATTGCAAAGTATATGAACAGTATTCCTATTGTTCCTGATCAGGAAGTTAACTTGTTAGCATGTCTAACAGAAGTTATGATGAGTTGTGAATTCAAGTGAAGATATGTAGAACATGTAAAAAAGAAAAGGAGGACACTGCTTTTGAGATAACTACAGTTACAGCAAAGAAAACATATCGTCATGGTATGTGCTATGAATGTAGAAAGGTTGTCAGGAAGGTAGAGAGGGATCTTAAAAAAATACATGGTAAAACAAAACCTTTAGGAACTCCATGTGATTGTTGTGGTAGGACAGATCTACAATTAGTTTTAGATCATTGTCATGAAACAGGAAAACTACGTGGATTTTTATGTAAGGTATGTAATACTAGTATAGGTGCACTGGGTGATAATCTAGAAGGCATTGAACGAGCAAGAAATTATTTGGTTGAAGCAATTATTTGGGAGGGCAAGAAACCATGAACAATTACGGACTTGAAATTATTTTCTGGGTCATACTAGGAGTATTCTTTATCTACCAGTATGAAGAGAGAAAGAAATGAAGACAAAAGTAAAAAGTTTAAAGTCGTACAAAACACCACTCAGATATCCTGGTGGTAAGTCTAGAGCATTGAGTAAACTGTTCCAGTTTATTCCTGATCTAAAAGACTACACAGAATTTCGTGAACCATTTTTAGGTGGTGGGTCTGTAGCGATAGAGATAGGTAAAAGGTATCCACACCTAGAGATATGGGTCAATGATCTTTATGAACCATTGTATAATTTTTGGAAGATACTGCAATCAGATGGTGATAAACTTAAAGATAACTTAGTGCAACTTAAAGAGACACATTCAAATCCATTTGCTGCTGAACAACTATTTCTAGATTGTAAAGACTACTTAGCAAAACCAGTAGCAAATGCTGTTGATCGTGCTGTATCATTTTATGTTGTAAACAAATGTTCTTTTAGTGGACTAACAGAAAGTAGTTCATTTTCTAGGCAAGCATCAGAAAGTAATTTTTCAATGAATGGTATTGAAAAACTTCCAGAGTATTCACGTATGATTGAGAACTGGAAGATAACTAATTTATCTTATGAGAGAATGCTCTCTGATGATGTAGATTCTTTTGTATACTTAGATCCACCATATGAAATTAAATCTAATCTCTATGGACGTAAGGGAAATATGCATAAAGGATTTAATCATGATGAGTTTGCATCATGGTGTGATGATTATAAATCACCTATACTAATATCATATAACTCATCACAACTAATACGAGATAGGTTTGAGAAGTGGACAGTTGCAGAATTTGCACACACTTACACAATGAGGTCTACGGGATGCTATAATAAAGAACAGGCATCCAGAAAAGAATTAGTTTTATTTAATTATGAAGTGTGAAGTAACCCTATACAAAGCAGGAACTGTATTCAAAGAAGAAGTGATTGCTAAAGACTATCAAGATGCACGTGAAGTTGCTCTTGCGAGAAATCCCAATGCTAGAGTTGTTGGGGTAACTGCTAAGTAAATAATGTACCAACTAAAAGATTACCTATACAGCATCAATCAATCCAAAAAGAATATCTTGGTTGATGATCTTGATGCGGAGAGAAAATATCCAACATATATTATTAACAGATGCTTAAGTTCCTTTACTGACACTGTGTTGTTTGCCAATGAGATGAACAAGAACCCTCATCTCCCAAAGCGTTTGCAGTATGACTTTTATATAAATAGTGTGAAACCAAGGAAGCGATTCTCTCCTTGGACTAAGAAAGATTCTATTGATTATCTTGAGATAGTAAAAGAGTATTATGGTTATAATGACGATAAAGCTCTTCAAGCACTCAGAGTCCTCACCAAGAATCAGTTAGATCATATAAAAAAAGCATTAAGCAAAGGTGGCAAACATGAACGGTGAACTTGAGATACAATGGAAACAAACCGATATGGTTGAGGTTTCATTATCTGAACCAGATGATTTTTTAAAAGTTCGTGAGACACTAACACGTATAGGTGTAGCATCAAGAAAAGAAAAGAAGATATATCAATCTTGTCACATACTCCACAAACAAGGCAAGTATTATATCGTACACTTTAAAGAATTATTCGCACTAGATGGTAAGAATACTAATTTGTCATTGAATGACATTCAACGTAGGAATAGGATCGTACAATTATTAGTTGACTGGGGATTAGTAACAATAAATGACGACAGTAAAGAAAAGATTTCAGACCTTGCTCCATTAAATCAAATAAAAGTATTAAGTTTTAAGGAAAAGAATGACTGGACGTTAGAATCCAAGTATAATATAGGGAGGAAGAAACAAGAACCTTAATGAAGTACCATCTTTACGACGAACAGGAAAGACATCAAGGCAAGTTTAATTCTATTGAGGAATTAAGAACGTTCTTATGTGATAGGAAGTATGATGTCAATTGTGATAAAGATATAGGTTGTACATTTGATTACATAAAACACATTAGATGGTTCTTTGAAATAGAAGAGTAGAAACCGTAATGGTTTTTGGGGGTTTGCACACCTCCTTTTTTTATGCTATAATTATAAAATATTAATGTGATGCCGAAAGGGTCACTTAATTTACGTCGCTTTACGGAGGACACAATGGTAAACTATACATGGGAGCAATTTACTCCATTCACACTAGGACTCGATGAAACATTCAGCAGACTTGAAGCTTTTGCAGGATCAGGAACAAACTATCCTCCTTACAACATCTATAATGGATCTGATTCTAGAACCATATTGGAGGTGGCACTTGCAGGATTTTCAGAAGGGGACATTTCTGTAGAAAGTGAAAGGAATGTTTTAACGATCTCAGCAAACAAATCTTCTAAGGAAGATAGAAAGTATTCATATAAAGGAATATCTAATAAGAACTTTTCACGTAACTGGCAACTGGCAGATGATGTAGAAGTTGAATCTGTAGAATTTGCAGATGGTCTGCTTACAATAAAGATGTTGAAGGAACTACCAGAGAAACAAAAACGTCAGAAACATTTTTGATTGACAATTTAACAAAACAATATTATAATGGTATGGGATCTGTAAAAGGATCCCATCTTAATTGACAAATTTAATTTTAGGTGCTATAATATGGCAGTATCAGTTGTTACCTTTAAAACAGGTGACCGTGTTATTACAGAATTAAAAGAGATCTTTGATGAAGAAGGAGACAACAAAAAAGGTGTTTGTCTTCTCATGGAAGAACCATATGTTTTAACTCTAAATGGTAGCACACCACAATATCTTACTGAACAGCAAGGTATGGAATACCAAGTAAAATTCAGTAAATGGAATCCTTATTCTCCTGATTGGCAGTTTAAGATTCCATACGATTGCGTAATGACAATCAGTACTCCCGAACCAGGATTACAAGATGCTTACGAAAGAAAACTCCAAGAAAAAAAGGAATTAACTAATGAATGAAGATTTGAAAACAAATCATAATATTAGAATCGTCACTTTATCTACAGCAGAACGTGTTCTCTGTATGTTTGGTGAGGTTAAAAATGATGAAGAGAAGGTGGTAGGATATAGATTAGTATATCCATATCTACTTGGTCTCGGAGAATTAAATGAAGATGGTACTATACCTATCAATTATTCTAGATGGTGTCCTTACTCTCCTATCGAAGATCATAGGATTAGTGGTGACCATATCATTAGCGTCGTCTATCCTGACAATAATATTCTCGGTAATTATGCTGAAAGATTGAAAGAGATTGGACTAAAAGAAGAACAAATTTTTTACGAGGAAAAAACTGATGGAGATAGCAGCGAATCTACTGCGACTGAGTAATGAATGGATAGTTGCCCAAGTTGATGAAGTAGAAGGAGAACTAATACCTGGTGATCCTGATTGTATACTTCGTAAACCTTTTGAGGTGGACAGTGAAGGCAACTTAAGTCATTGGCCAAAACATTCTGATGACTCTGAGGTGATTGTTAGATCATCTGACATTACTACTATTGTAGAACCTAGCAAGAATCTTCTTGCAAATTATATTAAGTCTCTTGAATGAAGTTTTATACAAGTGTTGAACAAGCAGGAAATCGTCTCCTTGTAAGGGGATATAATAATGGCGAAAGATATAGCGTTCGGGTTCCTTTTAACCCAACGCTTTTTTTGCCCTCAAAAAATTATTCTAAATGGAAAACACTAGAAGGAAATGCTGTAGAACCACATAGATTTGGTTCTATATCAGAAGCAAGAGAGTTTGTAAAACAATACAAAGAAGTTCCTGACTTTGACATTTATGGGAACACAAGATTTTTATATCAGTACATTGCAGAACAACATCCAGAAGAAGAACTAAAGTTTGATAGTAGCAAGATTCGTATATTTAATATTGATATTGAGACTGCTGCTGAGAATGGATTCCCAGACATAGAATCTGCTGATCAGGAGATACTTGCTATCTCTATCAAAGATAGTTTCTCTGGTCGCATCACTGTGTTTGGAGCTAGACCATTTGACAACAAACATGCTGATGTTGATTACATGCACTTTAGATCGGAAGAAAGTATGATGAATGCTTTCTTAGATTACTGGCAAGCAAATTATCCTGATGTTATTACAGGATGGAACGTGCAGTTGTTTGATATGCCATACATTTGCAATCGTATTGAACGTATACTAGGTGAGAAGTTTGTAAAACTATTATCACCATGGAGATTAGTATCACAACGTGAGATCTTCATTAAAGGTCGTAAACAATTTGCGGTTGATACACTTGGTATATCTACATTAGATTATCTTGAACTCTATAAGAAATTTACTTATACTAATCAAGAATCTTACAGACTCGATCACATTTGTAATGTAGAATTAAGTGAGAAGAAACTTGATCACTCTGAGTTTGATACATTCAAAGAGTTCTATGAGAAGGACTGGCAGAAATTTATTGATTACAACATCCATGACGTTCGTCTCGTTGATAAACTAGATGATAAGATGAAGTTGATTGAACTTGCATACACTATGGCATATGATGCTAAAGTAAATTACGAAGATGTGTTTAGTCAGGTTCGTATGTGGGACAACTATATCTACAATGAATTAAATAAACGTAAGATTGCTATACCTCCTAAGAAGGAAGCAACTAAAGATACGAAATACGCAGGAGCATATGTTAAGGAACCAAAACCAGGATTCTATGATTGGGTGGTCAGTTTTGATCTCAATAGTCTGTATCCTCACCTTATTATGCAGTACAATATCTCGCCCGAAACACTCAGGGAGAGCAGACATCCCAGTGCGAGCGTTGAAGGGATTCTAAATCAAGAGATAGAAGTTGATAAACAATATGCTACATGTGCAAATGGAGCACAGTACAGAAAAGATGTGTCTGGTTTTTTACCAGAGATGATGAGAAAGATGTATGACTCTAGAGTTATATTCAAGAAACGAATGATCAAAGCAAAGCAACAGTATGAAAAAACTCCTACTGTTGAACTCATGAAAGAGATCGCCCGTTGTAATAATATACAGATGGCAAAGAAGATATCTCTTAACTCTGCCTATGGTGCTATTGGTAATGAACATTTCAGATATTATAAGACAGCAAATGCGGAAGCAATCACACTGTCAGGACAGGTTTCTATCCGTTGGATAGAGAATAAAATGAACGGTTACCTAAATAAACTACTCTCTACTGATAAGGAGGATTACGTAATTGCATCTGACACAGACTCAATATATCTTAATCTTGGACCTCTTGTTAATAAATTTTTTACTTCTAAGTCTAGCGACAAAGCAGCAATTGTTTCCTTACTTAACAAGATCTGTGAAGAAAAACTGGAGCCGTTTATCGACAAAAGTTACCAGGACTTGGCGTCGTACGTTTCGGCATACGAACAAAAAATGAGTATGAAGCGTGAGAATATTGCAGACAGAGGTATATGGACAGCAAAGAAAAGATACATATTAAATGTATGGGACTCAGAAGGAGTTAGA